TCATCTCTCAAATCCTTCAAGGACTGATTGAGAGAGCTCGCCTTTCAGTCATCTCAATCAGTCCTTGAAGGATTTGAGAGATGATGTCGTCCATAAACCCTTCGGTCTTCAAAATCTGCTCGGCCTTCACTCCATCTCTGATCGCTTCCGCGATCTTGGGTCGTGCGAGCCCCTGTCTAACTCCAGCCACCGTAATGCGCTTGATGAAATACTTTGTGCCATCATTCACATTTGTAACCATGTCGGCGGCGGCTGTTTCTAGTGCGCTCAGCGTGCGCTTATTGACGAGATTGAAGCTAAGCGTTGGGCTAAATACTGGTGTAGATGCAAGCCCTTCTTCATAAAGAGCTCTCACAATTCGGATGGCCATGTCTTCCAAGCCCAGCTCGTAGGCCTCTTTGAATACGGCCAGGATTTGAGCCTTGTCCCAAACGCTCGCGGTTTTCCACCATGGGTCATCCTCAAGATGCTCTTCCAGTAACTCCCTCAGCTCCTCGGCTGATTGCCTCACAACATAGCTGTCAAGCTCGCTGGGCAGATCAAACTCCAATGCCTGCATCTCGGGTAGCCAGCTTCTCTCAATGGTTTCATTATCAAGAGCCTGGAATGTTGGCTGTAGCATGGGAACCATGGCACGCGTGATAACTTTGATCAGTCTGCGAAGTCTGGGCGGCTCGGCCAAATCTGGAATGGATTGAATGGCTGGCTGAACAATCCGATTCATTTTCTCAATAAGCTCATCATGTGTCGCTTTATGAAGCGATACTTCGGCCTGTCGTGTGATCGTAACCTCTCCTCGGCCACCCTCGGTGGGCGGCTTCCTGGCGGCACGATCTTCTCCCTTGATGCGGCCTCTGTCTTGATCGGATGGTTTACCAAATGGCTTACGCTTTCCAGGTTTGTCAAATATACCTTGTCCTGGCATTCCCATCGGCACTTCGGGCTCGGGCACTTTCTCTGGGTCGATCTCCGTTTCAAGTAGGCCCGTGGCTACGAGCTCCAGCCTCGCTTCGGCTGGGTCTAGCAATCCATCGCGCTTGAGCTGTCCAAGTGCGAGGCCATAAGTTGATAATGCGCGGGCCTGGGATGTCTTGGCTTCTTCGTCCTTCTCCTCCCAAACAAACTGCATATATGGCGGGAGCATCCTTTCAAAATGGGATTTCAGTTTGCTCCTAACGGTTCCGTATCCGCTTCGCCTGCTCTGGCGCTCTCCACGGATTACGCCAGCCAGTGTCTTTTCTCCAGCCAGCTCCGCCATACCGATATCCGATAGACGAATGCCGTAGCCAGCGCAACATATCTGCGCATACTTGAGAGTTGTGGAATCGTACATCATGTCAATGGGTGGTCGGTTCAATGGTATCCACTGAGCTGGGGTCTGATGTTGATAAAGCACGGGAACCTTGAAGCCGTCAATTCCAGCAAAGAGCGTGCGAAAGCTCTCAAGCCAATTTGTAGCATCTTCCTCGCTCATGTCCATGAGGTCAAGGATTCCAGCCTCGGGAGTATCAAGAAGAAGATTGGCGTAATAACGATCTCCACGATAAAGCATCTCAATTGCGAGATAGACCTTCTCGGGAGGGGCCATTCCCCAACCTTTACGTTTGATTTGGGTTGTTGGATTAAGATAAGCTCTGTTGGTCGCGTGTTTTGGAAATACGACTGGCCTTGAGGGAAGATCGGGCACTTGCTGTAAAACTGGCCAATCGGGATTGCCAGTCGGAACCAATGTGGCCGCGTCTACGTGCTCAGCCCAAAGGACTTTCCCATCTGGCTTATCGCCCTCCCTGCCAATTTCGCACATAGCGCCAAATGGAAGATCAAGCATATCTTGAAGGATGAGTGAAATGTAAACATCAAAATCGCCTTCAAGATTGTTGAAGAGCTCGGTGAAATAATCTATTTCCTCTTTTTGGGCTTCTAACTTGGTTTCTTCTGGCTCTTTTAGACTGACGTTCCAATCGAGGTTGATCGTGTTTTGAATAAGCGTATCGCGGCAAATGATGGCAATGGGCTGGTTCTTCACGAGCGTCCGCCATTGCTGGCCAGCCAAATAGCCTGGATGCCCCCAGAAAGGAACGATACGATTGAGGTATGGTACAAGTTGAATAGCCCGCTGTCCTGATGGTTTTGGAGGACGCGGCCTCTGAATTCTAACAGGAGATTTTGCCATGTAGAGGCCTCCTACATGCTATAAGAATAGGGCAAATGGGGCGAAGGTTCCAGAGCATTTGCACCGTATCCCTATACCTTCATAAACTTCATCCTCACCCATGCTGGTCCGCCTGTCAGTTCATTGAATGCCCCTGACGTGCTGTCGACCTCATCGTCATGCCTCCCAAATGGGAAGGTGCGATGCCGCGCAAGCCACACTTTATTCCATGGCGCTATCAATATCCTCACATTGCCCGCGTTCACCTGGGCCGCGAAGTTGTATGCTCTTGTCTGTTTGTCGCCCGATGAAGGTATGCCAGCAACATCATAACCAACCAACATTCTTACATATGTGCTTACAAGAGCTTTGCCAGCGGCTCCAGGTTCTTGCTCCAGTCTGATCTTCACCTTCTTACCATCCAGCGCCGCCGTCTGTTTTATCAAGTCCTCAACTTGCTCGGGTCGGCCCTGAATGCTGACCTGATCTAATATCCAGGTGAAATTGTTTGAATCTATCCCTACCAGTGTGCCCGAGGTATAGTCTGGGTCGGTCCCAGCTTTCTTCTCGCTCGCCGCCAAATCCCAGAAGCGAATACATTTCTTTACGCCAACTGGCACGCCTTCCACAAGCTGGCCACCAAAGTCCTCCACTGGATACATCGGCTCTTGCTTGATGCGCCCAACCTTGAAAAAGTCTCCAGTTGGAGGAGTTGGGTGCTGTTGATATTCAGCATTCCAAACCAGCGGGCTCGTGGTATCTCTCACATTGAAAAGAAACGTTGAGCTAAATCGGCTGGGAGCTAGTGCCTCGCCCACGATGCGCCCAAGCGGGTCGGGTCGTCCTATGGGCCTCCCTGCTTCGCCGTCAAACTTATCTCGCTCTGCCTGCGTTTCAGCTAGTGCGGCATATTCAAGAACGGTCCATCTTCCTCCTTCTTCAACTCTGCCCTCTGCTTCTAAAATACGAGCCGCCAGATCATCCTCGTGCCAGCGCGTCATCATAAAGACGGCTCTGTGGTGCTCCCACATTCGGGTTGTATATGTTCCTTGCCACCAATCCCACGCGTTCTCTCTCATGACCTCTGATTGTGCTGTCGCCCAATCTTTGATCGGGTCGTCAATGATGGCTAGTCCAAATCCTTCGCCTGTGAGATCGCCTTCTATACCTGAGGCAAAGACATATCCTTTGTTGTTGAGCAAATGCCAGTCTTTGACTCTCCAATTTGCAGGGTCGCCCATCAAACCCCAATACGAATCGGTCCCAAACAACCTTTGATAATATGGACTTGTAAAAACGCTTTGGGCGTAACGGCTGTTCCTAAATGCAAGTCGCTGGTTATAGGATGCAAGCGCTATTGGGAGCTCTGGATTATGCGCAAGCCAATATCCTGGGAGCCGAGTTGAAACGATCTCGCTTTTCCCATGCTGAGGCGGAGCGAATAACATGAGATGGCTGATGTGATCTCCAGTCACTCCCCACTCTGCGTACTTCTCTGGCTCCATGTGAACAACGCGATCTATGGCATTACAGACATTGATATGAAATTGATCTGCTTTGTAACCAGGAAAAGTGTATTGGATGTAATTGATCATCCGATGGCGTGCATATTCTCTCCTCTCTTCCTCTTCTGGCGTAACCTCTTCGGGCGCGATCTTTTTATGAAGGTTCGCCAGTACGGTTGCCTTCGCGTTTTCTGGATACCATTCTAATTCTGTGGTCTGTAAAATATTGCTCATTCTATATCTATAACATCATCTTTACGCGGTAAGTATTTCTCTATATCCAATATGAAATTCTTGCGATCAATTGGGTTAGTGAGGTAACGAAAAACGAGCTGTTGGAAGAGGGCAATAACTTCAATAATTTGCTGAACGCTGAGCATTTGGTGTGCCTCGAGATTCCATTTGCGCTGAGAATCTTTCAGCTTCAAAGATAGTAATGTGTTCTCTCTGATCAAGCGCCATATTTCCTTCTCTGTCTGGAATTGTGTAACTCCATCTAAGGCCATGGAAATACCTCGTGATAGCTTGCCTTGATTACCAAACATGAGGCCATTTCTGGCTTCCTTCAATCCCTGTTCAATCATATCAAAGGCCGCACCATTGGCATCTGCAAGCATTCTATGGAGCTGGTCTATGCGCGCATCTACAGAGGCTATCTCTTGAGAAACATTCAGGAGCTCGGGCGATGCAAGGATGCGGTTGTAAGCGGCTTGAATATTACGACCAATGGTGTATTTCTGGCTCGGTGGACGGCCTCCGCCTCCGCCGTGCATTCGGCATGTATCAAACTTCTTATACTTTGGAGATCGACAACGCCTATCGCCTCCACACATAGGGCATGTCCATGTCTTGTCACCTGCTTCAAAACGATAACCGCAATCACGGCATCGCTTGTTGCGGCGACCACATTTGCCTTCTGGCAAAGGCGGCAATTCGGATTCGTCATAAACAGGTGGGAATTCGCCCATGAATATACCTCGCGGCATTAGGAGAATAATCGCTTAGTCTAAGAGTTAAATCGTATATTCGCTTAATTCGGATAATTGTAGGGGTTGGCGTTAAAATAGCGAGAGCCGTGGCATTGACTCTCGCTTGCTCGCTGTCATGTATTATACAACAACTTGTGTTCAGTCACCAAGATCAGGCGGATGTTTTATGCCTCTTCCGTTGCCGCGCAGGTCTACAACCTTGATAAATTCATAGCCTTGGGTCTGTGACATCTGTAAAATGCCGACAAGATTATCGGTCAAATTATTTCCAAAATTATGTTGTAAAAC